TAAATCCTTATTACGAGGACTTTGACGCGAGTAAGAATTTTTATAAGATTCTATTCCGTCCTGGATACTCTATTCAAAGTAGGGAGCTAACACAGGTACAATCCATTCTCCAAAATCAAATTGAGAGTTTTGGAAAGTATGCATTCAAGCAGGGTGAACTTGTCATCCCTGGTGAGGTAGGTCTCAATACAAAATTAGATTACGTTAAATTATCTTCTGTTTCTGAGGTTGCTATCTCGGAAGGTGATGATATCGTTTATAAAAAGTACGACATCGGACAATTAGTAGGGCAGCAAGTACAAGGTCTTACTTCTGGTGTTACTGCAACTATTCTAGCAACTAAGTTGGCAACAGAGACTGCTGCTGATACTTTGTTTGTTAATTACATCAATAGTGGTAATTCAAATACGGAACCAACTTTCCGTCAAGGTGAGACTCTAGAAGTTGTTGATGGTGTCAATACACCACTTCTAGTTGTTGGTACAGACGGAAGTGTTCTTCCCACTAGTATTGAGATTACTGACCCTGATACAGGAGAAACTACTTCTCTGGAAAGTCCTGCGATGGGTTATGGATCTGCTGTAAAGGTAGAAGAAGGAATTTACTTTGTTAATGGTTATTTTGTTCGCAACGATGAAGCACTTTTAGTTATTGACGAATATTATAACAAACCATCTGCAAAAGTAGGATTTACAATTAAAGAAGAAGTTGTAACACCAGAGGCAGATGCATCTCTATATGATAATTCTATTGGATCTGCAAACTATACAGCTCCTGGAGCACATAGACTCAAAATTTCTCTAGAGTTAAAAGAGTTTGCTCTAAATGCAATTACAGATAAGAATTTCATTCAATTATTGAATGTTTCTAGAGGTCAAATTCAAAGTAAAATTTCCTCTACAGATTTTAGCGTCCTAGAAAAAACACTTGCTCGTAGAACTTTTGACGAGTCTGGTGACTATGTTGTAGATAATTTCTCTGTTGATATTAGAGAGTTTGCTCAAAAAGACGGAAACAGAGGCATCTATGGTGCTGATGAGTTTGGTCTTTATAACGGAAAAAGTGCAGCAGAAGCTGCCAGAAAGATGGTTGCCAGCATTGGTCCTGGTAAAGCATATATCAAAGGATATGAAATTGTCAACAAAGAGACTAAGTATCTTGAAATTAACAAAGCAAGAGAAAGTCTTTCTAGCGACAATGTAAATCTTAAGAGTAAGGGTCTCCCAACTTATAGTATTACTAATGTATATGGTAGTGTTCCTCTTAATAAAGAAGGATCAGAACTAACAGCATATCCTGATGTATTCTTATACTCTACATTTAATGATGGATCTATTGGTTTAAGTGACACAGAACTTCCAACAGATCACAGACAAACTATTGATAGAAGAGGCAAGATCTTCAATACTGATGATGGAATTAAGACCATCACTTTACAAATTACAAATACTGTTACTCTGATTGGTGCAGTTACAGATGCTACATTCCAAACACAGTTTGGTGAATTGTTCTATATTAAGACTAGGAGTGATCTTGGAACACCAACCGCTATTAGTTCTTTCAAGACATTATCTTTTGCAACTACAAATAAACCACTAATCAACTCTTCCGAATCTGTTCAGTTCTTAGAATTGACAGTTTATGGTAATAAGAGTGAATTAGAATTACTTACATTGGAATATGATCTTTCCGATAATGAGTATAAGAGAAGAATTTTCTTAAGTGAAGCTGATGCTGCAGCAAATACCAATGAGTTTGGATTTGTCGTAGATTACTCTGATATTATTACTCCTGTTATTGGAAAAACAAAACCAAGCAACTTCTTCCTACAAAACAGAGGTGCTGGATTCAATTCCGATTCTGATATCGTATTATCAAAAGGTCGTTTAGAGGCAGGAACTTCTGCATATAATACCACTTTTGGATACTCTTATTTTGATCCTCAATTCTTTACTAAAATTACTTTAGAAAGTATTCCTTCTGGTGCTAATGCATTTGATGAAGGTAAGTATGTATTTGGTATTGATAGCAATGCATATGGTGTTGTAGAAGGATCTTCTGCTGGTGTTTACAGTACAGGTAGAATTCTGTTTGTTAAAACTTTATCAGGTAAATTTAAATCTGGTGAAACAATTAGAGATGAAGATGGTAATACCGTAAAGATTGCAAAAGACAATACAATCTCTCACTTCATAGTCCAAAATAGAGGTTTAGGATATGCTGATGGTGTATCTCTATTAATTAATGGTCTTGAATTTGATGCATCTAAAATTTCTCTAGGTAAGACTATTGCAGGTAACATTTACAATGCAACCATTATTAATAGAAAAGCAGTAAATATTGAGTATGCACAACCACCAGCAGTAACTGTTAAGAATCCTGACGGAGCAGCTACACCTAGTTCTGCTGCTGCTGTTGTACCAGTTCTATTCAGAAATACTGTTACTACTTACACACCACAAAATGTAAAGTCTATTGGTTGTTCCTATGGATCTGGAAACTCCAATTCTTTCTCTGCAGACGTTGTTGTAGATAGTCAAGAAAAATCAGAGATCAAAGCAGTTACCAACTACACATTCTTTGGATCACAGGGAGCGAATTTTGTTGAATCTACTAGTTTTAGTGCTGATGCTTCTGTTCTACTACAGCAAGGAGATCTTGTACAATTCTCAGATGATAGCAACAATTTGGTTCGTGCAATTGTACAATATGCTACAAAACAAGAAGGAGCATCAAAATCTAGAATTTATCTAGATACATGTCTTCCTGGCGATGTTACTAACACTAGCATTGTACGTTTACGTCCAAAAGTACAAAATACTAACTCTGGTACATTACTATTCCCAACTGGTAGTAAGCAAGTATCTCAAATCTCTGCTGGTGGAGAAGATACTAAAATTAAGTATTACTTCCGTAGAGATTTTGTAACTACTGCATCCTCTGGTGGTGGCACAATTACATTTGCTGCACAGTTACCATTCGGAACACAAAGATTTGCAGCTTTCAGTGAGAGCAACTTTATCATCACTGTATTAGATCCAGGTGACGCTCCTAATATCATCAAAGGAGATATTGTTTATGTTTCTAACGACGCAGTAGAAATCACATCTGCAACTGACACTGCTAGTGGTCTCACATCTGGTAGCATCAGTTTACAGTTGCCATCAACATATTTTGGAACTATTCCCTCTAACGGAACATTCCCTAAACTTAAGTTAACAGCAACTCTTGAAGTATCTAACGCAAAACCAAGACTTAAGACTGCAGTAAGAAACAAGAGAATCGTTATTGCTTCTGCTGGTGATCGCATCGTTCCATTTAGAGGACAAGACTATGATAATGAAGTTGTAGAAACTCTATCATATTCTGATGCTTTCAAATTGAGATATGTTTATGAAGGAACATCTTCTCAAGCACCAGATGTAGACTCTGCAGGTAATCTAATCTCTGGAACTGATGTTACTGCTAGATACACATTTGATAATGGACAAAGAGATACATTATATGATGTTTCTAGAATTGTTCTAAAACCTGGATTTGATCCTGCAGTTGGACAACTACTCATTGCCTTTGATTACTTTGAGCAATCTCAAGGAGACTTCTGCACGATTGATAGTTATCTACATGAGGCAGGTGTTCCAGAAGATGAAATTCCATCTTTCAACTCTTCAGTTCATGGTAATTTAGAACTCAAGAATGTAATTGACTTTAGACCTAAGGTAGACAGTAGTGCTATTATTCCAGGTTTCCTCAATATTGCGTCTCTTGAGTCTACTGCTGGATCTTTTGCTGGTCCTGGTGCTATTTTAGCAAGCACACCAGCTCCAGATTTGGGAATAGAATATACATTCTCATTCAGTCAGATTCAATACTTGGATCGTATTGATGGTATTTTCTTGGATAATAAAGGAAACTTTATTGTTAAAGAAGGCAATTCTTCTCTCAATCCATCTAAACCAGATCCTATTGATGATGCCGTACCTCTTTTCTATGCGTATATCCCTGCATTTACAAAGACAACTAAAGATGTAAGAATTACTCCAGTTGATAACCGTCGTTACACCATGCGTGACATCGGTAAACTAGAGAAGCGTATTGAGCGTCTTGAGTATTATACCACACTTAGCATCCTAGAGCAGCAAGCTCTTAACATGCAAGTCAAAGATGAAATTGGACTTGATAGATTTAAGTCTGGATTCTTTGTTGATAACTTTGAGGCACACAAAGTTGGAAATCTCTCTTCTCTTGATTACAGATGTGCAGTAGACAGTCAGCAAAGTGTCCTACGTCCTCAAGCAAAAGAAGATTCTGTAAACTTAGAAGAAGTAAATGTAAGAGAAGATCAAAGATCTGTTTCTGGTTATAAGAAGTCTGGAGATATGGTAACTCTACCTTTCTCTCCTCTAAACTTACTAGGAAACGATTTTGCATCTAAGACTTTAAATCCAAATCCATTTGTTGTTCTTCAATATGTTGGTGATGGAGAAATTTCACCTTCTATTGATCATTGGTATGATCAAACTGAAGAACCATTGGTAGTAGATACCAACACGGATCTATTCAACATCTTCCTTGCAAAAGAGAATGTCAAAGAGAGTTTCTCTAGTCTGTTTAATTCTTTTGTAGTTAACTGGGTTGGAACATCCACATCATTCACTTCTATCAACTCTTTGGGTGAAATTAATACACAGCAAGCTGTAACTTCTGTTGCTAGTGCGTCTGTTGCAAGTTCTTCCAATATTAGTCCTCAGAACAATGAGGTAGGTAAAGGAGTTCAAACTAAGAGTATTGGTGAGAGTTTAGTTTCAACTTCTCTAGCATTCTTTGCTAGAAGCATTCCTGTCAGATATGTCATCAGACGAATGAAACCCAACACGAAGATGTATGTCTTCTTGGAGGGAAGAGACATTGGTCGTTGGGTAAACCCAGACCTAAGATTCACAGGTATTGCTGGTAACTCGCTATCTGCATTTAATGGTGAGATTACGACTGATGAGTATGGTAATGCTAGCGGACTAATTGTTGTTCCTGCTGGTTTGCCTCCACTTGAGAATGCAACCTGGACTGGTGATGTAGATACTCTACCATATGACACTTCCGCCGAAGAAGTATCAATTACTTCTGGTGTGCTAACCTTTAGATTTACTTCTAGTGCAACTAATGCTCCTAAAGAAGAAGTAGATAGTTACACCGAAGTCAAGTATTATGCTACTGGTCTTCTTCCAGAAAATCCTTCTAGTATTGTATCCACTAAACCTTCTTACTTTAAGTCTAATGAAGGTGTTCAGTTGATTGAAAGCAATACTGATAATCCTATCAGACCTAATCCTCTTGCACAAACATTTAAGGTTGAAAACCTACAAGGTGGTTGTTTCGTTACTGGTGTTGATATGTTCTTTAGTAAGAAGAGCACCAACATTCCAGTAAAAGCATATATCTCTAATGTTGATGCAGAGAAACCAGCTAAAAATATTGTTCCTGGTTCTGAAAAGACACTTTCTCCAAATACTTTCCTTAAGTGTTTTGCTAGTGGTAATTTAGCAGTTTATAAGGGTGAGAGTGTAACAGGTGCATCTTCTGCTGCATCTGGTCCTATTCTTAAAATCTTTGACAAGAACAATGTAGAACTAGTTGCAACTGCATCTGGTAAGTATAGTCTCACTAATGAGCAAGTCTATACTGTTGTTCTAAGTAATCATAATGGCAAATCTTTTGTACAGAACGAGGATTTAATTATTCCTTCTGTTACTGAAGCAAATGCAAAAGACGCTACAGATCTAGTTCTTGCAATTGCAAAAGACAGTGGTAAGGTCTCTAGAATGAGAATCACTAACACTGGTCAAAATTATGACAGTGCAATTCTTACTATTGAAAGTCCACAATTACCTGGTGGATCTACTGCTACAGCAAGCATTGAAGTTTCTGGTGGTAGAATTTACAATGCTGAGGTATCACTAAGTGGTTTTGGATACACAGAAGCGCCTTCTGTGGTCGTTAAAGGCGTAGGAAACGGAGCTGGAGGGTGTGAGATCCAAACGTTTATTGAGATTGATACACCAGCGGTTAGAATGGGTGTAGCAATTGATGCAGGAGAGGTAACAAACTCCACAACACCTACACACTTTGCATTTGATTATCCTGTTTATCTACAGAATGATACAGAGTATGCTCTAGTAGTAGAAACTGATTCTACTGATTATGAGCTGTGGGTATCCAGACTAGGTGAAACCGACATTGCTACAAGTACGGTTATTACAACTCAACCATCTCTAGGTTCGGTATACCGTTCTCAGAATACAGAAAGTTGGACTGAAGATATTTTTGAGGATCTCAAGTTCACTCTTTATAGAGCAGAATTTGATACTACTAGATCCGCAGAACTTCTTCTTAAGAATGTTAATCTTGGTTATGAACTCTTGGATGCAAATCCAATTGAAACGAATGCAAGTTCTAATTCCGCATCTACATCTACTTTATTCAAAAACAACAATGCAGTTGTTAAAGTGAACCATAGAGATCATGGTTTTGAAGATAGTGGTAAGTCTTATGTCTTCTACAGAACTGCTCTAGAGACAGGTGGTATTACTGCTTCTACTATCAATAGCAACTTGTTCCAAGTTACTAATTCTGGAGTTGACTCTTATAATGTTCTTTCCCCATCTCAAGCTGCAGGTAACTCTCTTGGTGGTGGAACTTCTGTTTATGCAAGTCATAACAGAAAATTTGAGACACTATATCCACAAGTTCATTACTTGACATTTACAGGCACAACATTAGATGTTTCTGTTAAGACAACCAATGTAGTTCCTGTAGATTCAACAACTACAAATTATACTTCATATTCACAATCAGAATATGAAAGAACTTTCTTGAATGAACCACATTACTTCACAAACCAGAAGATGATTGCTTCTGAAATTAATGAGACTCTTAACAATCTTGAGAGATCTCTAACTTATAAAATGGAACTATCTTCCACATCTAGTAATCTTTCTCCAATCATTGATCTTTCTAGTGCATCTATTAAAACAGTTAGCAACAGAATAGAAAATGCTGATGGGCAAGAAAATAGATTTGGTAGAAGAGATCAAGTTATTGAGTTCTATCCTGTATATCAGTTTGAACTTGCTGGTAATGCGGGAACTGAACTACAAGCTAATCAAACAATTGAAGGTCAAACATCAAAAACAACTGGAACTATCGCTAGAGTCAATGGTCAAGTTGTATATGTCAGAGTTAAGACAAGTCAATTCTTCCAAAAAGGTGAAATTGTTTCTTTAGGAAATCAAACTCAATTAACGAATGTTAGTGTTGATTCTAATCCAACACAAGTATTTACGTCTATTGATGATGGTTCTACTATCGTAGCACGTAATCCATCTGTTATTCTTGAGACTTATGACAATATCATTACTGGTAAGACTGTTATCTGGAATGGTCAAACACAAGAATTAACTGCTAGAGTTGATATTAAACCAATCAATGATAACTACACTGATAGAATTATTGATAATACACTATACAACAGAAACGCTGTTGTAGGTGATCAGATTGCAGACATCTTCCGTGTAGGAGACTTTATCAAGTATCCTAACCAACCAGATGAAGAAGCAAACTATCTAGAGGTAGGTAAAGTCACATATACAAATGGTATTGACTTTGTTGCCGAAGATACTTCTAAGAATGGTTCGGCAGTTGCTAAGTATGTAACTAAAGAAGTTGTCATCAGCAATCCAGCAACTGCAATTGATGTACATCTGATGGCAAATGTCAAAGACATTTCAAATATCCAAGTTCTTTATAAGTTTAAGAAAGCATCTAGTCAAGAAAACTTTGAGGACATTGATTGGGTATTGTTCAATGGCGATGGACAACCAGATACATTAGAGTTAGCAACTACAGAGAACACTATTTCTAGTGTTGTTGAGAAACAATCTTCGTATCAAGATCTCAAGTACAGCGTGTCTGATATTGATGAATATTCTTCGTTTGCTATCAAAATTGTAATGCGTGGTGTTGATCCTGCATTTGCTCCTAAGATCCAAGACATTCGCGCTGTAGCGGCATTCTAATTTCCGCGTATGGACTATATTAAAGTTGAAGGTCATGATGGTCTCGTAAGAGACCAAAACACTGGTGCCATAATCAATCTGGACGATTCTGCTATCGTTGCAAGACGCAAATCAAAACAGCTTGGTTCCGCGTTGGAAGACATAAATATCTTGAAGAATGAAGTTTCTGAGATCAAATCATTACTTAGAGAGTTAATTAAAAATGCCAGCAATTAATGTAGCAAGAACTGATACCTTTGAACTTCAAAGGCAGAAGATTAATCAAATTGGTGATCAGATTTTCAACATTACTCAAGGTGGTAGCGACTTAGCTACTGGCAACCTTAAGTTGGGAGATGGCACACTAGCTGCTCCATCACTAGCTTTTGTTAATGATGTAAAATTAGGTATCTACAGAGTAGCAACTAATGTTCTTGGGTTCGCTAGTAATTCTAAAAAAATATTAAATATTGAATTAGAGGGAGTAAAATCTTTTAAAGATTTCTCTGTTGTCAGAAATTCTTTATCACCTACTAACACTCTTATTACATCTGGTGGACAAAACTATGATGTAGGATCTTATAATGCAGTTCCTATTGTTGGTGGTTCTGGTAGTAATGCTACCGTAGATATTACTGTAGTTGAATATACTGGATCTGTTACAAATAGTGGAGATGGATACGCTGGTGGTTCATATACAGATCAATCATTATCTGGCGGAAATGGTGCTAGTGCAATTGCAGATTATGATGTAACCAGTATTTTAGGATCTATAACAAATCCTGGTAGTGGATATGTAGAAGCAAGTTATACTGCTGTTGCATTAACAGGAGGTAATGGAACTGGAGCAACTGCAGACATTGAAGTAGATAGCAATGGCGCAGTTGTTGATGTTATTATTACTGCTGAAGGCGATAATGGATATGATCTAGGTGATGTTCTTTCTGCAAGTAATGCTGATCTTGGTGGAAGTGGATCTGGTTTTGCTTTTACTATTTCAAATAATCCAGGAACAGTTGAGAATTTTACAATTTCTCAATATGGAACAGGATATCAAGTAGGAGATGTATTAACTATTCCTGGCACAGGTTCTCCTGCATTTGCTTATACGATTAATGCTGTTAAAACAGTTTCTAGTATTACCATTAGCAATCCTGGTGTTGGTTATAACGCAGGAGATGTGTTGAGTGTAGACCCAACTTCACTGACTCAACCAATTACATATGCTGTAACAGTTATTCCAACTCAAAAGCTAACTTTTACAGGAACTGTTGCAGATACAAAATTTTCAAAAGGAGATACTTTAAAAGGTATTGAAGGTGCAGCAATTGGCACATCATTAGATGGAATCTATACAGGAACTGTTTCACAAACTTATAGTAATGTACAATTAAATGCTGGTTCTGGAACTGGACTGATTATAGATTTTGAAACTGATGAAACTGGTGAATTAGGTATTAGTAATGTTGTTGCAACTGGATATAACTACACTCAAGGACAACAAATTTCTGTTCCTTCTGGTAGTGTTGGTGGTATTGCAGGTGTTGTATTAAATGTTGACAATGTTTCTGTTCGTGTTGAAGTTTCTTGTCTAGCAGTTTATTCTTCTGGTGGCAATATTGATTATATTGTAGTTGAAGAGGATACAAATTTAAGTAATGGTGATCTAATTGATATTTCAACAGGTGGAATAGCAACTGCGGAGACTATTGCAACTATCAGCACCCAAAATCAATATCTACTAGACGATGGAAATGTTGCTAATACCGTTGCAGACAAATATCATCCAAACCTAACACTTTACTCTGGTAATACCTACGAATTTAATCTCACAGATACCTCTGTTTCTACTCATCCATTTGAACTGTCAGAAACTCCAGACGGTGTTCATACATCATATGCACAAAATTCTGTAGTATTAGATACTTCTTCTGCAACAATTACTGTTACAGACACTACAAATATTATTGCAGGAATGCCAGTAGCAGTTACTGGTGGTACA